CTAGCCGTTGCCGGTCGCGGCCTCGGCGAGGGCCTCGCTGAGACGCTCCTGCAGCCAGGTGGAGTCATCCGCCGAGATGCCCAGGAACGGTCGCGCCGGGATGTCGCCCCACGGGGCGCGGCCGCCGGAGAAGCTCCTGGCCGCGGCGCCGAACTGCTGCACCCGGGCGTAGATCATGGGGCTTCCGATGTCGACGAAGCCAGCCCCCACCTGGTAGTTGATTGTGGTCTTCAGCGCCCCGGTCTCGCCGACCAGGGGCTTCTTGCCGCTGGCGCGCTCCGCGCCCTGCTTGCTCAGCTTGCCGGTCTTGGCGCTGAAGCTGCTGCGGAACTTGCCGAGGAAACGCTCCAGCGTGGTCTGGGTGTTGGCTGCCCAGCGGCTGCCGTCCGGTGCGCGGCTCGTGTCGAAGCGCTGCTTGGTGGTTTCGGCCAAGCCCTCGCCGATCTCCTGCAGCAGCGGCTTGGTGTTGGTGCCGAGCTTGCCTAGGCGGTCGAGCATGGCTCGAACCTGTCGGTCATCGACCTCGACGACGACTGCGTTGCGCTGGGTCATGAGCTATCCTTGAAGCGCGCCGTGGCACATACCGTCTGGCTCATACCCAGAAGCGTTTCGGACGTTAGGGATAAGGTCACGGCTTCATCACCCGGATGTAGAGCGTTTCTAGGGCCAACATCCGGCGCTGCTTGCGCAGCTGGAATACCGCAACAAACTCCTCGCCCCCTACCTTCTTGCGAAAGCGGACCAGCGGCTGGCCTGACGTCGCGGCGCGGCCTGCGTCCTCGATCGCATCCGGTGCGTTCAGAACCGCGGGCACGCGGCCGTAGTCCGCGGGCACCACCGCACGCTGCCCGCGACGAGCCTCAATCGTCTGGTTCCCGTGCTGCTCACGCACGTGCAACGGGCCAAACCGATCCAGCGCAAAGTCAAATCGGGTGACGTCGACGGTTTTGAGCGCTTGGACGGTCGCGGATTGCGCCGAAGTCAGCAGGCCCAGGGTGAAGTACTCGTCGCGCGGCAGCTTCTCCAGCACTCCCTGCGCATAGACCCGGGCCGCCTCTGCCACGCTCGGCAGCCTGCGGTAGGCCTCAGCCAGTCGATCGCTTACGGCTGCAGGGACGTCCTGCATGTAGGCCTTCGCCAACGTGTACTCCCACTGCTGGGTCTTGGCCGCCATCGCCTCCACGATGTCGGAGACCGTATCGCCCGGCCTGTAGTCCCAGCCTTCGTCGATACCCTTCGGCGCGCCGGTGGCCGGGTCGCGCGCATCCCAACCGTCCGGCAGCGTCTTGCTCGGATCACCACCCAGCCGACGGGCATCCTCGGGCCGGCGTAGACCCACCACGCGGCAAGAGCAGCCCCAGCCGTTGGGCGGCGTGTGGCTCTGCCAGAACGGATGATCGGCAGGCAGCACGAGGCCATCCCACGCGAGGTGCTGTGGACGCGGGTCTGTGGAGCCGCCGTGCTTGTAGAGCAGGAACGGAAAGCCGCCCTCGCGCAGCTGCGCGGTGCGGCCGGCTGCATAGCTGGTCCGCAGGTTGGTGCCGTAAATCGTGCGCGTGCGCTGGTTGAACTCGCCGCTCGGCTCCCAGCCGGTCTGGCGCACCAGCTGTCGGAAGTCGCGCCGGAAGTCCTCAATGCTCGTACCCTGCGCGATCGCGCGGTCGATTGACGCCGCCAGACCCGCCAGCAAGTCCGCGTTCTGCGCGCCCGCGACCATGAACGCGCGGTCATGCTGCTGGCGCATCACGTCGCGCCATGTTGCGGTCGGCACCAGGTTGCCGAGCTTGCCGCGAAAGAAGGCAACCTGCTGTGCGAAGGGCCGCCGCAGCACGCCCTGGATGGCTGGATCAGCCACGCACCGACTCCTCGCTCAGCTCGTAGCGTCCGGCCAGCTCCGCGGCCGCGAAGGCCATCGCCATCACCTCGCCCAGCTGATCCTTCGACAGCTCGCCGTAGGCCTCACGCAGCTGTGCGCGCAAGTCTTCCAGCGACTCGGCGCGCTGCACGATGGCCTCGACCTGGTCGAGCACGGACTCCCACGCGGGCGCAGCGTCGCGGGAGAGCGTCTCGGCCTGCAGGGCGGCGGCATCGGCCTCAGTGCTCTCGCGGTTCAGCGCCCGATTGATCGCGGGCGCGGTCGGCGCGGCCGGCGCCCTCAGTAGCACGCCCTTCGGGTCCGGATCGGGCAGCCCCAGCTTGTCGCGGATGACGCTCTGTTCCACTTCCAAACCCAGCGGCACCAGCCTCGTGAGTGCATCGACCAGTGCCGCCACGTCTTCCGGCTGCGGCACCTGCACCACCAGCTTGGGATAGCGCCCCGGCCCGAAGTTGAGGTCAACGAACGGCCGCACGAACTGCCGGTTGAGCGTGTTCTGCAGTGCGTTGGCGTCGGCCTCCAGCAGGTCCATGCGGACCTCGTTGTGCACCTTCGCTTGAGCCATAGACCCGCCGTCGTCGGAGGTCATGGTCTGGCCCAGCACGCCCTTGCTGATCTGCTTGTCCCACCAGTTGGTCAGGCGCTCGAAGAAGTCGGCGGCGCCCGCCACGTTGGCAGCCTGCTCGAACTCGATCCGGGTGCTGTCAGGCAGCACGGCCGCGGCATCGCTGCCGAGGTTCGCGACTGCTGCCATGAGCTTGCTGATATCGGCCTTGCTGGCGCCCGGCCCGTAGCGGCCGACGCGCATCGGCAGCCCGAAGATATCGGCGAAGGCCATCCAGTCGCGCCAGCTCCAGGCCTTGCACATGTAGCCGGGCGCGGCGAGGCGCGCGAGTCCGCCGCGGATCGGCAGCCCGGCGCGAATGCGCGGTCGGTGCACCACGAACTTGTAGGGCGCCAGCTGCAGCCCTTCGGCTGGCGCGGTTGCGTCGAGCAAGCGCAGTTCCTGGCCGGTCTCGCGGTCATAGCGGAACCACCTCGGATCGCGGTGCTTCAGGCTCTTGGGGCGCCACTCGCGTCCGCTGGAATCCCACAGGATCTCGACCACGCTGTACGCCTTGCCCAGCGCATCGGTCAGGTCGGAGACCGCTTCGCCGAACATCGGGTCATCCACCAGCTCGCGCACCGCATCCGCGATGCGCACGTCAGCCTTGTCGTCGCTGAGTGAGTCCACGCGAATCTTGAGGCTGCCCAGCGCCAGCTTGCGCGTGCCCAGCACCGAGGCGTAATGCAGGTCGCGCTCTTCCATCTCCTCGGCCAGCGTCAAGTAGGCCGTCGCCTCGCCTTGCGCGGCGTCTTCGAGGATGCGGGCGAGCTTGCCCGGCGTCAGCCCCGTGGCCTCGCTCGGGTGCCAGACCTGCCGAATGCCGGTGAGGCCGCCCGCGGCGACCTCTTCCTTCAGCACGTCGTATTCGATGGGCTGGCCGTCCGGGCCGAGAATGCGTGACTTCATGGCTTACAGCCCCTTCTGCGCGCGCCAATTGGCGCCAGTGCGGATCTGGTTGTCTTCTTCGAAGGTGTCGTCGGGCCGCACGCGGTGCGAGTCGATCACCTCCACGTCCTGCCGGCTCGCGTAGTGCATGAGCGCGATCGCAATACCGGCGTCGCCATGGCGTTGGCCACCGTCGCTGCCCTTGGCCTTGCCATCGGGCACGCGCGCCACGCCGCGCACCACCTTGATCGCGCGCAGGTCCGCGAGCACGTCCTTGTCGCGCGGCAGCTCGATCTGCGCGTCTTCGAAGGCCGACTTCATCGGCGGCATCTGCTCGCGGTACCAGGTCTCCGTCAGCATCACCAGCTCGACGCGCTCGTACCCGTAGGCCTGCGCCAGGAACTCGGACAGCGCATGGCCGTTGCCGCGCGCGTCGAGCGCCGCCTTCCGGAAGCGCGGCAGCCGATCGAGGATGAACTTGGCCACTTGCTCCTGCTGTCGGTGCGGCATGTTGCGCAGCTCGACCAGGAACGGCACTCGCCGCGTCAGGCATTGCAGGATCTGCGCGGACACCATCACTGTGAGGTCGCCGCTGCGGCCGAAGTCCTGGCCGAACACACTGTCGAGCTTCGGATCGAGCCTCTTCAGGTGGGGCTCGACCTCGGATTCCAGCCAGTCCTGCACGGCCTGCCAGCGGTCATGGTCCGAGCGCTGCTCGAAGCCCTTCGGCGCGGTGAAGCGCAGCACCGGCGCCTCGAACATCCGCGCCTCGATCAGGGTGGTGGTCAGCCATGCGCCAGAGCCCTGGCTCGGGATGACGTCAAGTTCCTCGTCGGCCGCGTCGCCGTAGAAGTCGTAGACGCCCTGCACCCAGGCCGCCTGCTCAGCCTCGTCATGCAGCTTCCGCAGCCGCAGGCACACGCGCTTGTACAGGCCATCGCCCACTGCGTGCTGGAAGTCGATGCGATGCACGCTGCCGCGGCGCTTACCGGATCGGATCTCGGTGACCAGCTCATTGAACGGGTTCTGATCGCCATCGTGGGTGCTGATCACGCGCACGCGGCCGCCCCAGATCAGCAGCGCTAGCGCTGCCTTGAGCAGCTCGCCGAGCTGGCCGTGGAATGCAGCTTCGTCGATCACCACCACGCCCTGCTTGCCGCGTAGGTTCGCCGGGCGGCTGGACAGCGCCACGATGCGGAAGCCGCTGGCGAAGCGGATGGTGTAGGTCTTGATGTGGCGCTCGTCGTCGCCCTCCTTGAAGACCTCCTCGCCTTCTTCCACGGCGCTTGCGGCCTGGTTGAAGACGCGCGCCCACATGGCACAGGCCTCGATGTACTCGATGGCCATGTCCATGTTGTAGCCGATGTAGTAGACGTTCTGGCCGCCGGCCACACGCGTCGAAGCCGCGGTGAGCACGTTGTCCGCAGCCTCTGCCCAGGTCAGGCCGATGCGGCGGCTCTTCTCGGCCACCTTGAGCTGGCTGGTGTCCTCGATCCAGCGCTGTTGGTAGGGCAGCAACACAGCCGGCGACGCCGCGTTGTAGAGCGCGGCGTCCGATGCGGGCAGCTGGTTGGCGAGCGTCTGGCTCATTCGATGCCCAGCACCTGTTTGCGCAGCGTGTCAGCGAATTCCTGCGACAGGCCGCCGGCCTTGACCGTGCTCGACAGCCGCTCCTGCTGCTCGCGCAGCAGCCGCTTGCGTGCGGCTTCTTCGATCTGCTCACGCTCCGCCAGCGAGATGCGGCGGGTGTCGATGGCGTGCTTCGCGGCCTGTGCCAGCTTGCGCACCTCGTCGACGGTGATGTCGTCGTTCTCCTGCGCGCGCAGCGCCGCATTGGTGGCCAGGGTGGTGACCGCCTGCGCCAGCAGCGCACCGGCCTTCTCGCCCACGCCTTCGCCCAGCTCGCCGACCAGCGCACTGGCCGCGTGCTCGATTTCGCGCATGCGCGCGGTCATCTCGCGGAAGCCCGCCTGGTAGCGGTACAGGCCGCTGCGGCTGACGTCAGCCTCCGGCCAGCGCGCGCGCACCTCGCCGACGATCTCGTCGAGCGTGTAGCGATCCTCGCGCAGCAGCGATTGGATGAACTCGCGCTGCTCAGGCGGCATGCGGTGGACCTTGGACTTTCGGCTGCTCATCGCTTACGCGCTCGGCCGTGCGACGCCGTCGACCACCGCCAGGCCGCGCGCGGACTCCGCACCGCGCTCGGTGAGCGTCGCCACGAGCACCGGCCCGACGTCTTCGAGCTGCACCAGACCCTGCTCTTCCAGCCAGCGCAGCTGGGTGCGGGTGTAGTCGCGGGTGATCGCGTGGCCGTAGTGGTCCATCGCTGCGGTCAGCACCGAGCTGTTCGCACGGCGTGCGTTCTGCTCAAGCAGGACCCGCAGTAACACCAGGCGGCGGTCCTCGGTCAGGCGTTCGGCGAACGACTTCATTGCTTGCTCCCCAGGAGGAAGTTCTCGATCCGCACCACGGCTTTGTGGGTGCTTGAGGTGCGTTCGTTGAGTGCGGTGATATGGCCATTGAGCGTGGCCACCTGCAGGCGGATGCCTTCAAGGTCGCGATGCGCCGGCGCTTCAGCGATCGCCTTCTCTGCCAGCGCCATGCGCTGCGACAGCGCGCCGGTGGTGGTCTTCAGCTTCTCGATATCGTCGGCACACTCGGACTTCAGCGTTTCGATATCGGCAGCGCAGTCTTCCACCGAAGCGCGCAGCGCGGCGCGCTCTGAATCCTTGCGAGACCGCAGGTACACCCACAGCGTCACCGCGCCACTGAAGAGCACAGCCAGCACCTGGGCCACCTGCAACAGCGTCGTGAGATAGGCCGGCATCAGCGCGCCCTCCGCTCGTAGTCATGGGCGCAGCTCGCGCAGCGATTCGTGTAGGGCAGCACCTTCAGCCGCTCGGGCTCGATGCTGGCGCCGCAATCCTCGCACTCGGTGCAAGGCGCACCTGCCACGGGCTGGCGGCGCTGGTGCGCCTCCAGTGCCAGGCGCAGATCCAGCTCGGCGCGCTCGTTGGCGGCGTCGATCACGTCAGACACAGGGACGTCTCTCCACGTTCTTGCCCTGCAGGGCGGTTTCCAGGTCAGCTAGGCAGGCGCTGAAGGCGCTGTACTGGCCGTTGAAGCCCGCGCGGATCGCGGGCGTCATGCGCTCGCCGTCGACGGTGCCTCGCTTGAGGCGCGCTTCGAGCGTGTGCACGTAGCTGCGCAGGTGTTCGCGCAGCTGCAGAACCGGGTCACGGCTGCGGGCAGTGCTCGCTGTCGAGCCCTGCGGCTCGGAGGTCGGCGCAGTAGTTCGCCTGGACGGCCTGCTCATAGGTGGTGAGCCCCTCCGCCAGCGAGGCCTGTCGGCGTCGGCACTGCTGGTACTGCGTCGCCGCTCGCTTCCACGTCCGCAGCATGTCCGCCACGCTGGCGCCCTGCTGCAGCTCTGGTAGGGTCTCCGGGCAGGGCCTGCGCAGCTCGGCCGCTGGCGCCTCCGGCGGCGGGCTGGGCAGGATCGGTGCCGCGCGCCGCGGTGTTCCAGAGGCGCACGCCGTCAGCATCCAGACGCACAGCATCCAGCTCAGGCCGCGAGGCCAGGTACTCATCCAAAGCCGCGCCTTGTGCCGCGGCGATGCGGTCGATCTCATTGAGCGAATCCTCGTAGCGGGTGCGCACCAGCTCCAGCGCCAAGGCCGAGCGGCGGAAGCGGTCCTGTGCAGCGATCGACTCGCGGCGGATGGTTTCGGCGTGCTCTGCGAGCGCCACGTTGTTGGCGCGAAGCTCGGGCAGCGCAGCCAGTGCGGCCTTGCCTCGTTCGAATTCTTGCCCGGCATAAAACCCGCCAGTCGCGCTGAGGAGTGCCAGCGCGACGGCGGCCACCAGCGCGTAGGGCAGCAGCTTGGCGCCGCCGACCTTTGCGAGCCCTGTGGTGGAAGTGATTACGGGCATGCGGGGGCACCGTCCCAGCCCGCGCGGATGTAGGCCGGCTCCAGCACCAGCAGGATTCGACGCACGTAGTCGCGGTTCTCGCGGATGGCCCACCTCGCGCGTGGCGAGTTCAACTCGACCTGCCCGAACCAGCGCATGTCGTCGCCGCCGTGTGCGGTGGTCATCACCACGTCGCGACGCACCCAACCAAGCCCGCCGTTGTAGGCGGACAACGTGAATGCCCAGCGGTCGCAGTCCGTAGTGCCGGCGACACGGTCGTACAGCCACCGGTTGTAGCAAGCGGCTGCGCGGATCGACTGCGATGGGTCCCAGGGGTCGAAGCCCCACAACTCCGGGCAGACCTCGGGCAGCCACCTCGCCGTGGCGGGTGTGAACTGAGCGAGGCCTTGGGCGTAGGCGCTGGCCGCTGTCGGGCGCCACGCCGACTCCTGGTGGATCTGTGCCGCGTGCCGCGCCGGACTCGCCTGCAGGCCGAAGTATTCAGCGGCAGCACGCTCCACCTGCAGGCGATAGCCCACGCTGGCGGATGGGATGCGAACCGCAGCCACGGCCGCGGCGTCGACACGCCGCAGCTGTTGAGTGCCAGCTCCAGCAGCGGACTCCGGGGCTGACAGAGCGCGTACACCACCAGCAGCCGCCAGGAGAAAGGCGGCCAGCAGAAGCACGAGAAGGCGGTGTCCATTCATCAGGGCACCAGCGCGCCAGCGATGATCGCCGCCGCCACGATCAGGCCCTTCCGCTTCCACGCGGTGCCCTGGGCAATGCCGTCGAGCTGCTCGGGCTGGGCGCGCTTGAAGATGCGGCTGTCGACCCAGTCCCCTGCGAAGGCAAACGCGGTGAGCTTGGCGATGCCGTACAGCATCAGGCCCAGCTTCATGGGGTTCAGGAACAGCACCACCGCGAAGGTGGCGATCGCGACCAGCAGCACGGGCTGGCTGGTCAGCTTGTCGAACGCGCGCCGCGCGCGCGATGCAGTCTGCTGAGTGGTTTGCATGCCGCTCTCCGAAAGGGGGCGGCAGGCCCGACGCCCGCCGCCCCGAGACCCACGAGGACACCAGCACGCGGTGCGCTGGTGGACTCAGAGTGCTTTGGCGGAGAACGTTCGAGCGTTTCAGCAGGCTGAAAACGAACAGGCCCGCGCGTGGCGGGCCTGGTGGTTGGTGTTCGAAGTTTCGCTCGGCTAGAACCGGAGGCCAGCGGAGAACCTTTCCAATGCTACCCCGGCCAAGATGATCTGCGAAGCCACAAGAACGAAGTGGACTCTAGCGGCCTTCACCAGGACACGACCTGTCAGAGCAAGGTCGCCAGCCATGACTCGATCTTGGTAGATCTGCGCGAGCCAGCGAAACCCCCAAGGCACGCCACGCCGCATCTCTCGAAAGAGCACGCTGAAGTCGACGTTGACGTCACCCTTCTCCAGCCTCTTGCCCATTTTCTCCCCTGCCTTAACAGCAGCGAACTTGCCTTGAATCCAAGTGGCTAGGAACTTCTGAACTACACCAAGGAGCATTGAGAAATAGAGCCAAGTGCCGGCTGCGAAGGCTGCGTTCTGTTCCACCACGCTGAGCAGGAACTCAGCGCTACCCACCAGTAGGGTCAGCGCTGCGGCCTGGCCAGCCAAGAACCAAGTGGCGAACTTTTCCATGTGCGTGGTCATCGTTGACGCCACTTGAGCCATCAGACTTCCAGCCTCGTTTCGACCGATGATCTCGGCCGAACCAAGTGCTTCGATCTTCGACATTTCCTTGCTCATGACTGCCCCCCATTTAGACCGCGACTGAACGTATCAGGGAAGGGTGTCACTGAAAAGCCGCCCCTGCCGGCGCTTGAGCTGCCGGCGCTTCTCCCGGGCGATCACCTCGTACAGGTGGATCGAGGTCATGCCGAACTCGCGCGCCAGGTCGTCGTGGTTGGCCTGACCCTTGTAGCGGGCGTAGATGATGGCGTCGCGCACCGCCTGGCGCAGCGCATCGCCGCGAGGCAGGTAGATGCTGCTGCCGCCGAGGTAGTCGGCGATCAGGATGGTGCGCGCCCCGGCGTCTGCCGAGGCGCTCTTCTCGTCCATGCTGCGGCGGGAGTAGCGCAGCTCGATGTCGAACAGCTCCTGCAGGCGCTGGGGCCAGCGGCTGGTCTCAGCCAGCGCTTCGCCGCCGCGCTCGATCAAGTCGAGTGGGTCGCAGGTCAACGCGTCGAACAGCTCGGGCTGCTCAGCCTTGGAGGTATGCATCGGCCTTCTCCTGTGTCCAGGTGCCCAGGTCCACCAGCTGGCGCGCGAACGCGCGCCGCGCCGCGGCCTTGTCGTCGGGCTCCGCTTTCGCGGGCGCTCGGTGGCGACCGGCCTTGCGGTCTTCCTCTATCTTTCGCTCAGCTGCTGCGGCGGCTTCATCCGCAAGCCCCCACACCACCGCGCGCAGGTAGTGGTGGTTCGCCAGCGGCAGGCCGCTGGGTGGGCTGGCGAGCATCTGCTCCATCCCTGCAGCCCACAGCGCCTGGGGCGCCGCGCGCCGCGCGCCGCTCCGCTCGTCACGGCAGACCGTGCCGGGCTCGATTAGCTCGACCAATTCCTCGACCAGCTTTGCCGCGCGCGCTAGGCGCAGGGCTTGCTTTGCTGGCTTGAAGAGTCGCAGGTAACCCAGCACCGCGCGGCCCAGCGCAGGCTCCATTGAGGCGAAGCGGGCCGCCAGGCGCTTGGCTTCGTCCTCGGCGAGGAACGCCTCTGCATCGCCCTGGCAGCCGCACGCGGGGCATGTGAGGCGAACGCTCATGCTTCGCCGGCCTCCGGCTCAGGATAATCTCTCGTGAGCCTTTCGCCGGTCGTCTTCAGGAGCTTTCGGTTGCGCCGCCAGCCCTTAATGCCGCCGAGACCGTAGCGGACCTCAAGCTGATCGAGACTGATGCCAACGCGCTCGCAGGTGCGCTCGATGTGGCCGAGCAGCGCGCGCTTTTCCAGCTCGACGTCAAGCGCCGCGATGATTGACCGTAGCAGATCCTGCGTCCGGCACCAGGCGACTCGATCGATGCCGAACTGCCGCTTGGCGATCGCATCGGCGTAAGACCAGGGCAGCCTCATGTCGGCGAGAAGCGCCTCGACCTTGGTGATCATTCTGGGTATGCCGTCGCTGTCGAAGTTTCGCGGCTTACCCTTGATCTTGGAGGGTGGCTGCAGTCCGCCAAGGCGCTTGAACTCGTCCAGCACTGCGGCGAGCTGGTCGGGCTCCAGATCCTTGGAGCTGCAGACCCTTTTGCCGATCGACGAACTCACCCGAGCCAACAAGGAGCGATACGCATCTTCCTCCATCCGCAGCGATCTTCTCGCAGCATGGATTGCTCGGAGCGCTCGATGCCGGTACGGGCCCTCGGGCCCAGTCTGTCCATTAGTAGTCACACTGTGATCCTCGCTGCATCATCGATCGACGTGACAAGCGCGCTTCATCAATTCGCCCACCAAGGTTCAACACATGTCCAGTGACACGCTCTCCATTGCCCGCATCGCCAGCTTGCTTGGCTGGCTGGGTTACCCGGTGTCCGCTGCTACCTTGGCCCTTGCCGGTTCGAGCTACGGGCCTTCGGATCAGATCACCCTCTTGGTTGGTGTGGTTTCCGTTGGCCTGGCAGCTTGGATTCCTCTGGTGCTCCACCACCTCAGTCGCCGCGAGCAGAGAGACCGGGAGATAACGGCAGCGAGGAGCGCCATTTTGGTATTGAAGCCCTTGCTCGCCGAGATGGCGGAGAGAACTAGGCTGGTCGCTTCCGCATATGAGTATGATTCCGGATGGATTTTCTTTGAGAACAGTCGGGGCGTCACCAACAGCTGCGGATTGGATGGGCTGCTCCATCAGTTGCAGCTTGATAGTGCGGTCCCCAGAGTTGGTGAGCTTTCTGTGGCAGCCAAACCGGTCCAGAAAGCGCTGCAGCTTTTCATCGATGCACGCCAACTTCAGGAGTCGCTGAAGTACGAGTCCCCGCCAAAGACTCACGAGGCCTTTCGTGAGCTCCAGAGCGGATGCGTCCTTGCAACTCAGGCGATCGAGCAGGCGATTGAGGCAATGAACAGGATGTGGAAGCTCGCTCCCTGATCTTGGATGATGGTTCATCGAGCCACGCCCTCCAGCTCATCCTGTGAAAGCAGAGCATCCAGCAACTTATCGATGCCATCGTCCGCCGGCTTCACGAATGGCGCCTCGCTGTCTTCAGTAACGCAGACGCCCAGGCGCTTCAGGTCCTTCGCGGGCAGGTCGGCGAGTGCCTTCTTGTCCGGATCCTTCTTCGTGCGGATCAGTGCAGCTGCCTGATCCGGCAGCAGCTTCTCGATCAGGTCGACCACGCGCTGTGCGTCTTCAATCTCCAGCTTGCCGCGTTGCTTGACCCACCCGACCCTCACGTTGTGCAGGGTCCGGGTCTTCGGCTTCGCGAACAGCTCGGGGTGCGCCTCCACCAGCTCCAGCAGGTGCGCGTGGGTTTCGCGAAACTTCGCCAGCGCGTTCTTGATGCCGGTCAGCAGCCTGCGCTTGATGGCCTCCTGCTCGTCGCGCAGGTTCTGCACGCGCTCGGCCAGCAGGGTGCGCGCTTCGTTGAAGGCCTTGGCCTTCAGCTCAATCTCGTTCATCGACATGCGTGTGTTCCTCTTCTGCGGGCGCGGCGTGCTGCTCGGCGTGGTGTTGGTTTGCGAAGATGTCGTGGAAGGCGTCCTGGAACGCGGCGCCCAGCCAGGGCGGTAGCTCGTCGTCATCCATCGGTCCGCTCCTCAATCGAGGCCAGTGCCTGGACGGAAGCCACGCGGTCGGCATGGATCTGACGCAGCGTTTGACCGAGGGCCTCTTCGGCGAGCAGTGCCACACGCACCAGGGCGATCACCCGCAGTGCCTTTGCCGGGTAGAGCATCAGCGGCAGCAGCTCGGCAGCCACACGCTCCACCTGCGATTGCAGTGCCCTCGGCAGCGGAGGAAGGGCGTCGGCCGGCGTCATCGCGGCACCTCCCACTCCAGCAGCGCGCCAAAGCGCAGCGCGACCATGCGCACGTGCATTCGTCCCCCGCGGCTCTCGCGCTTGCGCATCGCGCCTGGCAGAACGTGCGGATGCTGCGGCGGCGTGATCAGCAAGCGCGGGTTCGGTCCGCTGATGTCGATATGCAGGACGCAGCTGCCGGCGTCATGCGCCGAGAAGACCGCGGACAGCGCTGCGCAGCAGCCACGCCGAAACGCATCGTTGCCCGGGTCGAGCGGGCCGCCGGTGGCCAAAGCGAGCACGGCGCTCAATGGACACCTCCCGGCTGAGCCTGGGCAGCAGCTGGCGTCGACGTGGAGAGCGGCAGGCAGTTCGCCAGCAGCGCTATCTCGATCACCACGAGCTGGAACAGCAGGCTGCGAGCGTCGGCGGCGATGGTCGTGTCGTGCGCCAACTCGCGCGCGGGTTTGACGATGGCGTCCACCTTGCCCATGTGGCGGGCGGCTTCCTGCAGGGCCTTCATGCCACACCTCCGAACGCGCCCTTGGTGACCTTCGGCGCGCCCAGCTCAGCAGCAGCATTCATCGCGCCCGCCAGGGCGTTGTGCACCGCTAGCGGGTACAGCAGTGATCCGCGCTGGCGGCCCTGTGCCGGCGTCAGTCGCGCGCGCAGCGCTTCGAGGCCCGAGGCATCGACCACGTCGGCGAGCTTCACTCCGGCGCGCTGAAAGCGGTGCTGCAGGTAGGCCTCCAGGTGCTGATCGAGCGGCGCGAGCGGCACCAATTCAATCCGCTGCACCACCTCGCGCACGCCCGGGTCTTGCTCGTTGAGCTTCAGCGCCAGCTCGGGCTGGCCCAGCAGGATCACGCTCATGAGCGGCTTCATGCCGTCCTTGAGTTCGAGGTAGCGCTTCAGGTGCTTCAGGGTCGGCACCGGCAGGCAGTGCGCCTCTTCGATCAGCAGCACGTGGCGCGCGCCGGTGCGGTGGCTGTCGCGCAGTACCTCGTGCAGCTGGCGGAAGCGCGCCTCGGGGCTGCTCATGGTCTTCGAGAGCGGCGCGACCGCGCGCACGATCGCCTCGGCGATGTGCTGGCTGCGCAGGGTCTTGCCCACACTGTCCTTGTCTTCCATCGCGAGCACGTAGGGCTGCACCAGGATCGTGCCGGGCGCTTCGGCCTGAATGCGCTCGACCAGCTCTTCTCGCAGCGTGCTCTTGCCGGCGCCGGACTCGCCGACCACTGCCAGGAATCCACCGTGCCGGCACACGCTCCACATCGCCTCGCGCACATACCGCGCATCGGGGCTCAGGAACACGTCAGCCGGCTCGCGGCATTCGGCGAAGGGGTCGCGGGCCAGGTGGAAGTGCTGGCGCGCCGCAGGGGTGAGGGATTGCTTTCGCAGTAGCATGTCGGGGTCCTCGTTTGTGGTCTCAGTCGGGGTTACAGCGGGGGCAACCGGCCCTGTCGCGTTGGCGCGCGGCAGGGCCTTCTTGAACGCGTCGGCGGCCGGTAAGCCGCGCGACACCAGGAACGAACGAATCGAGCTGCGGAGCTTCTTGGCGGTCTCGGCGCCCTGCGGCCACTGGCCGTTGCAGAGGTTTCCGATCAGGCTCTTGCCCACGCCAACGGCGTCAGCGGCTTCGCGGTAGGAGATGCCGGCCTCTGCCAGCACCTGTTTCAGCACCAGGCTCAAGCCGCACCTCCCACCAGGCGCAGGCCGCCGCGAAGTAGCGCGGTGGCGCAGGCATCGAGCTCCTCCTCCATCACGCCGTCAGGCCAGCGCTCGGCCATCTGCGCGAAGAGCGCGGCAGACCAGGTGCCGCCGAGCGCTTCCACCCGGCGCTTCAGGCCGCGCGCCATGTCCTCGTGCGACAGCACCTGTGCCTGCCAGACGGGATTGATCTGCGGCAGCCGCGGCGCGGGCTCGACCTCGGCGGGTGCTGCGACGGTGCTGGGCGTTGAGGCGCGCGGCAGCGCCGGCACCACCTCCAGGTCGCGGCTCGGCTTCAGCGGGTCCACGGTGCCGCCGAAGGCCAGGCGCTTCGTCTTGCGCGCTGCGGCTGCCTCGGCGTCGCTGGCCACGCCCATCGCCAGACGATCGATCTCCTTGCGGGCAGCGTCGGTCGGCGTCTCAGGCGGTGCGCGGAAGTTCTCGCCGATGGTCGCTGCGCCCAGCTCGAAGCCGTACTCGCCGGTGCGAATCTCAGGTGCCAAGTAGTAGCCAGGGCGACCGTCGTCGGCGGTCACGACAACCCGCAGCGTGGTGGGGTCGAGCGCGTTGATCACCACCTCGACCTGGGCGCCGTTCAGGACGCCCGGCAGACCGGTCAGGTCCCACATGCGGCCGCCGTGCTTGACGCGGTAGTCGCGCACCCGGCGCGGCACCGGCACCGTCGTCGCCAAGGCGCGCAGGGTCTCCACCTTCGGCGCCTCGATCAGCTGCTCGCGGGTGATGCGAAGCCAAGCATCGCGGCGCGTTGTTCCGGTGCGGCTGTGGATCGCGGTGGCGTTGAAGTTTCGCGCGAACTCGGCCGCCAGCCGGTTGATCTCTTCCAGGCTGGTCACCGGGGCGCGCAGCTTCAGGGCCGCTTCGAAGCTGCGCTCCCACAGGTATTGCGCGTTCTCGACCTGGCCCTTGGCGCGGGCGTTGCCCACCTCGTTGATGATCAGGTTGATACCCAGCGCAGCGCACAGATTCGCCGTGACTTGGCTCTTCATTGCGCTGCCGGGGTCGGCCATCAGGTGCCGCGGAACGCCGTGCATGGTGCCGTCCGCGCGGCGCGTCATGGCGTGGATCAAGGTGGCTAGCACGTTGGCGCTGCTCTCAGCCCCGCGCACGTACAGCACCTCCAGCGCGCCGCTGGCGTGGTCGGTGACCACGTAGCGCCATAGCCGGTACTCGTTGATCGCGACCAGGTTGCCGGGCTTGCCGCGGTAGAACTCGCGCTCGGGCATTACCCGCATGCCGTCGTCGGCCAGGTAGAACTGCCGGCTCACCGAGGCGTCGATCTGCCAGCACCAGTTGGGGTGCGGGCTCTGCAGGCGCGCAGCTGGCGTGGGCTCGGCCAACTGCTCGGGGTGCATGTTGTAGTGGCGCAGCGCGCGGCGGATCGCGCTGACACTCAGCGGCGTGAACTCGCCAGTGTCGGTGTCGACGCGGCCGGCCGTGATGCGCCCGTTGCTGCGCAGAATGTCGACCGCGTGTTCGAGGGCCAGCGCGCCGGTACCCGTCAGGCGCCTGGTCTCTTCAACGGTCGCGGCGATCAGGGCCGCTTCGTCGCGGCTGAGTGCATGGCCGCCCGCGTCGGCGCGGCGCTTGCGGGGCGCACCGACCCGCACCAGCTTCAGTCGCTGATGCAGGGTCGCGAGCGAGCAGCCCATGCGCTTGGCTGCCGCCTCATAGACGCGGGACTTGCCGCCGTGGCCAGCCGCAGCCGCCTGGCGGGCGACTTCTGCCAGCTCCTCCAGCAGGGCGGGCGAATGGACGGCGGCCATCATCAGCCCCCGACCTTCTTGAGCTGCTGCTCAATCCAAGCGCCGTCGTTCACCGGCGGCAGCCCGAAGGTATCGCGCAGGCGGCGCAGCTGGCCGAGCAGGTCGCCGACCAGGCCGGCCATGAAGTCGTCGTGCTCGCCAGCATCACCCGCCAGCTCGGCGGCCTCGCGCAGGCTGCGGAAGCGCTCGAACAGGCTGTCGGCGTCGTCGCCTTGGGCATGCACCGCGGCCACCAGGTGCATCTGAGTGGTTGTGGCCAGCGTGCGCAGTTCGGCCGCACGCTCATCCGGTGTGGCCCGCTCGCGCTGGCCCTTGGCCTTGCGCAGCTCCTTCTGCAGCGCCTCGATCTTGCGTTCGCGCTCTGCGGCGCGCTCGTCCTTGGCATCAAGGTCTGCGCGCGCTTCGCGCACCGCGTTGCGCAGGTCGCGTACGCCCATCTTGGCGACGTCGTCGAGGCTCAGCTCGCCGGTTTCGCCTTCCTCGGCTAGCTGAGTGAACTGCTCCTCCGGCAGGCTGAGCAGCTCGATCAGCTTGCTGGGGCTGCCGGCGGCTTCGAGCAAATGCGTCGACGTCGACGCATTTGGAAGCGCGGCGACACGCTTGGCGGCCTCCATCATCCGCTGCGCCTGGCGCGGCTCCAGGCCGAGCCGTTCGATCATGCCGGACCACTCGCCGTGGCTGGCGCAAGCTCGGGCCACTACCAGCAGGCGGCCAGCGCGCAGGAAGGCTTCGCAGCCGCGCTTCATCTCCGCGGCGATGGCCGCGGTGTAGTGGTCGGGGTCCCAGTGCAGGCCTTCGCCAAACTCGGCGACCAGCAGCTGCTTGTTGCGCTGATAGTCCGCCTCGCGCTCAACCAGCTCGCCAGCAGCAGTGGGGGTGTTCTTCTTTGCCATCGTGGGTGTCCTCGATCAATCAGGGGTGCGGGTGTAGTTGCGGTCGGTGGCTTCCAGCCGCTCGCGCAGCCGTGCCATCTCGTGCTGATGCGCGTGGGCCAGCTGCACCAGGCGAGCGGTGAGGCGCCAGTTGTCGGGGCGACCCGGCAGGCGTTCCGCCAGCCCGAGGTCTTCCAGCGCTTCGAGGTCGCGCAACGTGGTGGGTGCTGCTTGCTTGACCGCCTCGGCGACGTCCTTCAGGCGGCGGCCGTCGAAGGCGTGCCCGGCGAGCGCTTGGATCACGGCCCAGGCACGGGCCAGCGGTGCGGGCGCGCTCATGGCAGCCACCCGAACGCTGCTGCGGCCAGGACCGCCCAGCCGGCGATCACGATCAGCGCGGTGATCACCAGGCCCGGCGAAGCGCGCCGGGCATCTGTGGAGCGGCGGCGCGGGCTCATGCCCGCACCTGCTCGAAGTAGCGGGCGACTTCCCCTGCGCTCGCGTAGCACTCGCCGCTGCAGGGCTCGCCCTCGCAGGAAATGTCGAGCGTCATGAACACCAGGGGCGGGCGTCCGGGCTTGCGGCGCTCAAGCCGCAGCACCCTCCAGATCAGGGCGCTGCCAGAGTGCGAGGACTTGCGGCGGATGCGATCGCCGGGGCGGAGGCTTGAGGGCTTCATGCGGCCGCCTTGCCGCGCTTGGCGGCGGGTTTCTCGGTGGGTGCCAGCCCTGCCTCGATGGCGAGCTTCAGGCGCACTGCGCGGCCGCGCGGGCCATCCCAGCTGCCCAGCAGCGCCTGGCGCGCGTTGGACTGGTCGACCTTGTTGTCGCGGCACCAATTCGCGAGCGTGGTGCCCTTGGCGACGAAGTGGGCCTTGACCTTCAGGAGAAGTTCGCGGCTCGGTGTTGGCGCGTGGGTTTTCACTGCTATCCTGCCTGCCTGTTGTACACGGGGTAGGCAAAGGATGGTGCAGAAATCTGCACCTGTCAACCGCTATGAGTGCAGAAAAGCACCCTGTCGGAGAACGGCTTCGCGAGGAGCGCCAACGGCGCGGCCTCAGCCAGCCCGCGCTTGGAGAGATCGCGGGCGCAGCCAAGCGCACCGTCATCGACTGGGAGAAGGGCGCCAGCTCGCCGAGCGCGGTGCAGCTTTCTGCACTAGCCGCGGCAGGCCTGGATGTCCTCTATGTCGTCACCGGCGAACACAACGCCCAGCTGTCAAAAGAGCAGCCCGTAGCGCTCACCGACCATGCTCGACTTCAGCTCGCGATCGAAGCGGTTGAAGAGGGGCTGGCGGAGATCAAGCGGAAGCTGCCACCGGCCAAAATGGCCGAACTCATCGTTGCTGCGTACGAACTCATGGCACAGCCAGAGCAGGCGAAGAACGTCATCCGCCTGGTACGCGTCGCTGCCTAGTCGCAGCGGCTGAGATGGCTATGCCCTGGTATTCGCACCCGCGCGGCGGCACCGCGCGACGATGGAGAAACGGGGGATGGATGATTCACCGCAGGACCGCATCAAGAGGCTGATCAGAGAAAGCAGCGCTTCAAACGTCACCCACATCGGCGAAGCCGCGAGGCGCAGGGGCCGCAGTCCCAAGGCCGCAGCGGCGCCCGTTGCGCCAAGCACAGCACTGACCGTGCGTGGCAACGGCGCTGGCATCGTGGGGAACAACAACCAGGTGACGATCCACGTGCGGCCGGTTTCCAGGCCGCGCCTGCAGGTCACCGTGGCGCCGAGCGCGGACCAGATCAACGCCACCCAGGCCTTCGAGCTGCAGCAGCTCGTGCAGCGCGTGGTCAACGTCAGCGACAAGAACCACGCGCAGGTGTGGGGCGCCTTCCGGCGCAAGTTCATGGTCCCGTCGTACCTGCTGCTGCCTGCCGACCAGCACGAGCAGGCGCGGAACTACCTGCAAGCCTGGGCCGCGGCCGCACAAGCGAGCGATGCTGCGCCGGAGCCCGATCGCAAGCGACTGTTGGCGCGCATCCACGTGGAGGCGCGTGGCAAGCCTGATCTGTTGAAGCGCGTTCGCGATGCTGCAGAGGCCGCGTTCGGCACGCGCAGTCTCAGTGAGCTGGATGGCGGACAGCTGGCACAAGTACTGCAGGCGGCAAGGTAGGAAATCTCCTACCCGAACTTCGGCATTTCGCCGATACCGGTGGCCGCTTCCGCGCGCCACCATGTCCTTGCGCTGCCGGAAGCCCAATCGCGCAACCCGGCGCGGCCAGTTCCGGGGTCAAGCTGAGCCGGCAGCGTTCTCGCGTCTCGATGGAGTCGATCAATGAAATCAGGGGTCACTGCAATCTTCTCGGCAGCGCTGCTCGCGCTGCTCTTCGCCTGCCTGCCGCAGGCTCACGCACTCGCGCCGGAGGACGGCGTGTGGTGGAACCCGAGCCAGTCCGGCCGCGGCTGGTTCATCGTTTCCCAGAACAACACCATGGTGGTGGCCAGCTACACCTTCGCTCAGGACGGCTCGCCGCAGTGGTACATCAGCACCGGCACCTACAGCCCCAGCACGCGCACCCTCAACGCATCGCTGCTGGGTTTCCGCAACGGCCAGTGCATCGGTTGCGCCTACCGTGCGCCGGAGCAGACCGCCAGCCCAGGCTCGCTGCGCATCGAGTTTGAGGGTGATGAGCGCGCGACGCTCACGCAAGCGGGCGAGACGGTGCAGCTGCAGAAGTTCATGTTCGGCTATCCGCAGCGCGATGACAGGCTCTGGGGCGAGTGGGCTTTCGCCATGAACGTCGTGGGTCTGGGTGATAGCGAGTTCCTCGTGTTCGACCGCCCCTTCACTGGCAGCAACGGAACTCAGTACGTTCAGATGCGTCGCCGGTACAGCTCCGCGGGTCTGGGTCTTGCGTCCTTCGAGCAGTCGCGTGGTGAGTACTTGGCGCTGCTCGACTCCTCGACCAGCTACTACAAGCTCTTCGTCTATCCGGCAGGCGCGAATCGCTCGCTCGGCGGTCGCTACTGGCTCTACCTCAAGACCGCATCGCCCACTGGCAGCGGCAACCCCATGGTGGCAATGCGGGTGCGCGATCGAGCAGACGTTCCCACGCCGCTCAGCGGTGCTGCAGCGCAGGACAAGTCGCTCGCAGCGGATGTGCGTGATGCTGAGCTGGCCAAGGCGATGGAAGTGCAGGGCGAGGCTCCCGCCTACATCCAGCAATGGGCGGCAGAACTCGCCGCGGAGATGGAGAACGCGAAGCGAGCGCAGGCCAATTGAACTGAGCTGCCGCGATCGCTGCTTGGCTGGTCGCGCAATGCTCTGCAGCCTGGGTGAATTGCTCCCCGCTGTGCGCGCCTGTGAGGCCCAGCAGGCCCGACCCGCGGCAACGACTCGCCCAAGTCTTGCATGGCTGTCCATGGACGCCCGCAGGCGGCCGTGGCGCGGCTTGCGAGCGTGACCGTGACACTCAGTCAGGCTGGCGGGGTTAGGCCAGCAATCTTGCGGGGCGGCAACCCAAGGTTGCGCGCCCCGTTGCCACGTCGTTGCCGCGCGGCTGGCTTCGACTCGAAACAAGGGGGAATGCGGAATGGACCTAATTGATCGGCTGCGAGACCTCGCAGCGCGTGCGAACCGCCTGGCGGCGAGCATTCAGACCGAAGAGGCGTGCAAGAACGCTTTCATCATGCCGATGCTCGGCGCGCTGGGTTACGACGTCTTCAACCCCGAGGAGGTGGTGCCGGAGTTCGTTGCCGACGTCGGCATCAAGAAGGGTGAGAAGGTCGACTACGCCGTGCGCAAGGACGGCAAGATCATCATGCTCATCGAGTGCAAGTGGAACGGCAAAGCGCTGGTCATCGAGCATGCCTCGCAGCTCTTCCGCTACTTCGCGGTCACCGAAGCGCGCTGCGCCATCCTGACCAACGGCCTCGTCTATCAGTTCTATACGGACATCGACGAGCCGAACAAGATGGACAAGCATCCGTTCTTCGTCTTCAACCTGCTCGACTTCAACGAGAGCCACGCGGATGAGCTGCGCAAGTTCACCCGCGAAGCATTCGATATCGGCAACGTCATCGGCGCGGCAGGCACGCTGAAGTACACCAACCAGGTCAAGAAGATCCTGGCCGAAGAGTTGGCAAAGCCGTCCGAGGAGTTCGTGCGCCTGTTCGCCTCGCGCATCTACGACGGCCGCATGACGCAGGCTGTGCGCGAGCAGTTCGAGGGCATCGTGCAGCGCTCGTTCGCGGACTTCATCCGCGAGCGCATCAGCGACCGCCTGAAGAACGCCCTGCGCGAGGACGCAGCACCCGGCGCGCTGATCGATCCGCTGCCCGACGGCCGAGCGCTGTCGTCCACGGCGCCGGCCGAAGAGGTTTCGGACATCGTGACCACCGATGAGGAGCGCGAGGGCTTCAACATCATCCGCGCCATCCTGCGCGAGGTGGTGGATGCGAAGCGCGTGGTGATGCGCGACGCCAAGTCTTACTGCGCGATCCTGCTCGACGACAACAACCGCAAGCCGATTGCGCGCCTGCACTTCAACGCGCAGAGCAAGCGCTACGTGGGCCTGTTCACCGACAAGGTCGAGGAGCGCGTGGAGATCAGCTCGCTGGACGATATCTTTGCACTGGCGCCGAGGCTGAAGGCGACTGCCTCTGAGTACAGTTGACGACTCAAGGACTGTTGACTATCCGCTGCACCTTGTAGGTGGTGCTAGCGACCTCGCTCGACGCGCACGCTGCAGGAATTCGGACCGAGCGCCAGGCCCTAAGCAAAAAACTTCAACCAACCAAGAGTTGCACAGAGAAACGGAGTGGGCATGACTGCATTCGACCTTGAGGGGATCAAGACGCATCTTGCGGACAAATGGCATGGGAAGTGCCCGATGTGCGAAGCAAACATCTGGCACATTTCAGAAAAGCTATTCCAGCTCACTGAGTTCTTCGAGGGTGCGACGGTGGTAGGAGGCAGCGTCGTGCCGGTACTTCCGATTGCGTGTCAGAACTGCGGCTTTACTGTCCTTGTCAGCCCTCTTGTCGCCGCACGCGCGACCGCTTCCCCCTCGCCAAGTGAGGGCAGCGCCGTCAACGCTGCCAAAGATGGACAAGGCGGGGAGGGCTAGCCAGTGTCCCAAAAGCCAGATTTTCAGATTTCCCATGATCTTTCGATCATGAAGCCCAGCGCCGATCAGGCCTACCCTATCGCTCGCGCCGAGTGGAGAAGTATCCGTGAGCGCTTAGGTGGCATGTCGGGCGAGCCCTTTGCGCTTCAGACTGCAGGGTCTCTGACACTGGGTGTTGTTTTTGCCCTGGTCATAAACCTGGCCACGGGCGCCTATAGCGCCGATAGCCAGCGAGTCGCCTTCGCCGTTGCCGCGACGGCCTCTTGCTGCCTCACGCTCGTTGGCATCGCGTTCTACTATTTGGCAGGCGAACAACGCAAGCTGTATCGAAGCCGCATTTCAGACATCGTTGACGAGATGAAGAGGATAGAGGCGCGATTTGCGGCCGAGAGCCCGCCGAAGGCTGACGCCTCCGACCCCTTGGATCTAGCGGATTATGTGAAGCACCTACGGAGCCTTAATCAGGCGATGAAGTCGAAGGTAGAGATCCTGATTACGCCTAAGGATCCTCCCGACAGGCCGCGCTGAAGGTCTAGACACGAATCTCATCTTGCTGAAACGCTAGTCGCGCGACGCGGGGCGAATCATCGCCCCATGCACCGCATAACCACCCTCGCTCTCTGCACCGAACTCGGCCTGCTCGCCGCTGGCGACGCGCCGGGTGTTCCGGGTGCCATCCCACTGATTCCGGCCGGCCCCACCGTGCGGGGGCGCGATGGCCGCGAGTGGACCTTCGACCAGCCTTCGATTGACGCCGTTCTGCAGGCCTTCGAAGCGCGCGGCGTCGAGCTGCCCATCGATTGGGAACACGCCACCCAGCACCGCGCGCCGCGTGGCGAGGCCGCGCCCGCCGCTGGCTGGATCACTGCGCTCAATGTGCGCGGCGGTGCCCTGTGGGCTGACGTGCAGTGGACCGACCGCGGTCATGACCAGGTGCTGGCCCGCGAGTACCGCTACATCAGCCCCGTCTTCGACTTCGATCCCAACACCGGCCGCATCGTGCGGCTGGTGTCTGCCGGGCTGACCAACACGCCCAACTTGCCGCTGCAAGCCCTCAACCAGGAGCAACCCATGAAGCTCAGCCTGACCGCCGCCCTGGCGGCCGCCCTTGGCGTGTCCGCCGATGCCGATGAAGCCACCGCCCTGACCGCCATCGAGTCGCTGAAGACCGCCACCAACCGCGAGGCCACCAACCTGGAGCGCTACGTGCCGCGCGCCGATTACGACCAGGTGCTGCAGCGCGCGACCAACGCCGAGCAGCAGCTGCTCCAGCGCGACACGGTTGCGCACAAGACGGCCGTCGACGCGGCGATCGAAAGCGCGCTGCAGGCTCGCAAGATCGCCCCGACCTCGGTCGATTACCACCGCGCCAGCTGCAGCGATCGTAGCGGCTTGGAGCGCTTCCAGGCTTTCGTGGCCAGCGCACCGGTCATCGCCCCGGACGCGGGCATCGAGGGTCCGCCGCCGGGCGCTACCAAGACCGCGCTCAACGCCGAGCAGCAGCAGGCCGCGCGCCTCCTGGGCCTGACGCCCGAGGAGTACGCGAAGCGCCTGCCCACCGACTGATGCCTCGCGACTCGCGAGCACCGCGCCCCCACGCGCCCCACCACGCAACCGCTAGAGGCTCCTCATGGCTCTCATCACCAATGCACTGATTACGGCCCTGTTCCAGGGCTTCCGCGGCGAGTTTCAGGCCGCCTTCGATGCCACGCCCACCGACTGGCAGAAGGTGGCGACGATGGTGCCCAGCACCACCGCCGGCAACACCTACGGCTGGCTGGGTCAGTTCCCGAGTCTGCGTGAGTGGATCGGCCCGCGTGTCATCAAGGACATGCAGGCAGACGCCTACCAGATCCTCAACAAGACCTTCGAGGCGACGGTCGGTGTGAAGCGCACCGACATCGAAGACGACAACCTCGGCATCTATCGCCCGCTGTTTGCCGAGATGGGCCGCGCCTCGGCGTCGCACCCGGATGAGCTGATTTTCGCGCTGCTGGCTGCCGGTGGCAGCACGCTCTGCTACGACGGCCAGAACTTCTTCGACACTGATCACCCGGTCTATGCGAACACCGATGGGACCGGTGCTGTCACCCCGATCAGCAACGTCAACACCAGCGGCAGCGGCCCCAACTGGTACCTGCTCGACGTGAGCCGGCCGCTGAAGCCGCTGATCCTGCAGGTGCGCGCGAAAGCCGACCTGCAGGCGATGACCGACCGCAACGATGAGGGCGTGTTCACCAACGACGAGTACCGCTACGGCGTTCGAGCCCGCCACAACGCCGGCTTCGGCTTCTGGCAGATGGCCTACCGCAGTAACCAAGCGCTGACGCCCGAAACCTACGGCGCCGCGCGCGCTGCGATGCGGGCCTTCAAGGCCGATGGCGGTCGCCCGCTGGGCATCCGGCCGAACCTGCTGGTGGTGCCTTCCTCGCTCGAAGGCGTCGCCCGGAAGATCGTGGTGAAGGACGAGGACGGCGGTAACGAGTGGGCCGGCACTGCCGAAGTGTTGGACAGCGACTGGATCTGATCCCAACTCTCACCGACTGATCCGGCCGGCGGCGCGTGAGCGTCGCCGGCCTTCAGGAGACACCCATGTCCCAGCGCTTCTTCCGCACCCGCACGGCTGCACACGCGCGCTACTTCCGCGGCGGCATCCAGTTCGGCCCGCAGGCCACTGCGGTGCCGGCCAACCATCCGCGCATCGAGCTGCTGCTCGCTGACCCGCACCTGGTCGAGGTCGCGGACAGCGCAGAGCGCGAGGACTCGAACACCCCGCAGAGAGAGGGCGATGCGTCGCGGTCTGACGCGACAGCCTCCCGCAGCCGTGAGTCGACGGCTGCGGGCGGTAAGCCCACCTCGGAGGCGACGCCGGAGGGCTCGACCACCTCCGGAACCGCTGGCGGCGTTCCCCCCGACGTCGACAGCGGTAGCCGTGGCGAGGGCGCCGGACACGGGCCGGTCGCACCGGTCTCCAGCGCCCCAAGCCGAACCACCAAGACCCCTGCCGCGAAGGCAGTTGCCAAGCCCACCAAGGCGAAGGTCTGATCCATGTATGTGACGCCCGCCCAACTCTCGACCGGAGCCGGTGCCAGCCTGGAGCTGGCCCAGCTCTTCGAGCTGCCGCTGGAGCTGTGGCAGCTGACGCTTTCGGGCGGCGATCGCAGCGCCTACAGCGCAGCAGAGATCGACGCGGCGGATGCGGCGCTGGCTGCGGTGCTCGACGCCTGCGAACGCGCCGGCGGCGAACTTGAGGCTTACCTCGCGCAGCGAGGCTATGAGCTGCCGCTGGACCTTGCGGCCTTCCCGGTGCTCGGCACCTGGGGGCGAGCGATCGCCCGCTACCACGTGCACCTGTCTCGCGAGCGCGCCAGCACGGAGCTGGGCCGCATCGAGCGCGACTATCGCGAGGCGCGCGCGGCATTGGAGCGAGTTGCCGCTGGCCAGCTCAGCCTGGGCGCCAACGATCCACTGGCGCCCGGCGACTCGGACCCGGATGCCGAGGACACAGGGCCGATTCGCTTCACTTCGAAGCCGCGCCTGTTCTCGCGCCACAGCCTGGACGCGCTGTGAGCTTTCCCACGGCCTCAGCGATTGAGCGGCTGCAGGGCGTCAGCGCGCTGAAGTTGATCGGCGACGCAGCGGACCTCGCCACCGCGATCGCGCAGAAGCCGCGAGCGGCGCCGGCCGCGTATGTGGTGCACCAGCGCCAGGGTGAGCCGCCGATCGGCGTGAGCAATGGCGTGCTGCTGCAGAACATTCGCGTGAGCCTGCAGGTGGTGCTGTTCGTCAGCCATGCCGGCACCGTCGAGTCGGGCTCTGCAGCCCGCCGCGTGATGGATGCCCTGCAGGCCGATATCGACGCGCGCCTCATGGGTTGGAGCCCGGACAGCTTCACGCGCTTCGGCGCGCTGCACTTCGTCGGCGCGCGCGACGAGTTCTACGCCACCGGCTGGCTCTGCAGTCAGGTGATCTACGAAACCAAGTACCGAGCGGAGGTTCGCCAGTGAACGCCCTTCCCATGCCGCGCGACGGCGGCAGCTACCGCCGCGAGCCAGACGGCAGCCTGACTTGCCTACAACCCACAACGGCCGACGCCGGTTCGGTAGGCACCCCCAGCCAGCACGTCGAGGGCGAAGTGGAGGTTCTCGACCTGGCTGAGCAAACCCACGACGGCAGCGCCACCGCACTGCCGCCCATCGAATCCGCGCCGCGCCGGCGCACCAGCGCCCGTACGAAGGAGTAACCCATGCCTTTCCGCAGTTCTGAAGATCGCGTCGGCCTGCTGGCCATCGAGACCACCTACGGCGTCGCCGCCACCATCACCGCCGCGAACGCACTGCTGCTGATGAACAGCAGCATCGAGCCTGCTGCCGACAAGCTGGAGCGTGCGGTTGATCGACCGTACTTCGGCGGCGACCCCTTCGTCCTGGTCGGGAAGCGCATCACCTTCCGTGCCGAAGTGGACCTCATCGGTGCGGCTGCAGCGGGCACTGCCGCGCCCCTGTCTGCGTTGCTGCGCATCTGCAGCCACAGCGAGACGCTCACGCCCACCACCAGCGCGGTCTACGCTCCGATCAGCACGGGCGTGCCGAGCGGCACCTTCGACTTCTACTGGGCAGGCATTCGCTTCCGCATGCTCGGCGTGCGCGGGTCGATGGACATGACCTTCAACATCCGTGAGTACGCCAAGGCCAGCGTGCAGCTCACCGGCTTGCTGGTGATCCCGCAGGACGGCGAGGCGCCTGTCGGCATCGACTGGTCTGCCTTCCAGACGCCGCCTGCGATCGAGACCGAGACCTGGAACTGCCAGGTCGGTGGCACGGCGGTCCACGCTCGCCAGCTGAGCCTGAACGCCAACGCGACCATCCCGCTGATCGAGACCAGCGAAAGCCGTCAGGTCATCGTGACCGATCGCAAGCCGGCCGGCAGCCTGCAGGTGGTCAAGAACGATCTGCTCTCGGTCTGGAACCCGTGGGCGCTGGCGGATGCGCAGAGCGTCGTCACCATCACCAACACCATCACGCGCTCGGCCGGTTTGAACGTCGCGGTGCCGATCCGCGCCCAGCTCGAATACCCGCGGCCGATCGACATCGAGGGCGTCGCTGGCTTCGAGATCCCCTTCACCGCTGTGCCCAGCGGTGCCGGCGGCGACGAGTACTCGATCACCTACACCTGATCCACCGCACTCAGCGGACCGACCGCGACATCCGGCGGCCGCGCGCGATCGCGGCCGCCTTTCCCCAAGCACGAGGACCGACATGCTCAAGCTCACCCAGACCAGCACCTTCGCCACCACCGTCAAGGTGCGCCTGCCCACCGACAAGCCGGGCGTATTCAACGAGGGCGACTTTACTGCTCGCTTCAAGTTCGTCGAGCCGGACAAGTTTCTGGAGTTCGTCGACGGCGTGCGCGAGGTCGGTGAAGTGGATGACCACGGCAACCGCCAGCTGGCCACCACGCTGGAGATCACTCAGTACCAGCGCGAGGTGCTGGGCCAGGTGCTGGAAGGCGTCGAGGGCATCGGCGACGGCCACGGGACGGCCTTCGAACCGGAGAAGCAGAAGGAGATGGTGTTCGCACACCTGACGCTCCTGCAGGCGACGTTCGATGCCTTCTTCAGCGGCTATCGCGCAGCCCCGGCAAAAAACTCGAAGCGGTCGCCGAAGCGCTGAGCGGCGGCCGCAAGTCGATCGATACCAAGGGCATCGCCGAACAGCTGAGAGCGTTCGGCGCACCCGCTGAGGTGATCGCCCGCGTCGAGGGCACACCTCAGAGCAACAAGGTGGGCGTGCTGCCCTGCAACTGGCTCGCGGTGCGCATCTACCGGGCCTGCCAGTGGACCCTGCTGATGGGCTACGGCGCAGCGATGTGGCAGGGCATTTCTCAGTCCGAGCTGCGATCTGCGCTGCTGGTGCATCGGGTGCCAAGGCAGAGCTGGGAAGACGTGAGCGATCGGGTGGCGAGTCTGGTGGCAGCAGCGCGGCCACTGCTCAACGCCAAGCGATGAGAACGCCGACCCCGGCCAAGTAGGAGAGCCCGTGGCAGACCAGACCGTAACCCTTCGCATGACGATGAACGCCGATGGCGTCGGCGCGGGCGCCGGCCAGGCGCGTGATGCGATCGGCAGCATCGGTCCTGCTGCGGAGGCGACATCGGATCGCGCGACGCGGGCGATGGATCGCACCGCCCAGGGCGCGGACTTCCTCACGGCGCAGATCAGCAAGGTGCGCAACGAGGTGCTCGCGCTCGGCGCCGCCTGGGTGTCGATCGAGGGCGTCCGCGAACTCGCAGGAGCCGCGGATGCCTACTCCGACATGCAGGCACGCATCCGCCTCGTCACCGATACGCAGGCCGAGTTCTCGCGAGGCCAATCCGAGGCGTTCCGCGTCGCGCAGGACACCTCCTCGCAGCTCGAAGCTACGGTCGGGCTGTACACGCGGTTGGACCAGGCCTTGGAGGATGTTGGCTCCGGCCAGGCGGAGGTCCTGCGGATCACCGAGACGGTCAACAAGAGCTTCGCGGTCTCCGGCGCGAGTGGTGGCGCGGCAGCGGGTGCGATCACCCAGCTCGGCCAGGCATTCGCCGCAGGTGCGCTGCGAGGCGACGAGTTCAACTCGGTGAATGAGGCCGCGCCGAGATTGATGCAGGCGGTCGCTGCGAGCCTGGGCGTCACGCGGGGCGAACTGAAGGCATTGGCCGATGATGGTCAGCTCACCGCTGATGTGTTGCGCAAAGCGCTCACCGGCGACCAGGCCGATGCGATCGCCGAAGAGTTCGCCCAGCTGCCGCTGACCATCGCGCGCTCGATGCAGCAGCTGAAGAACGCTGCGGTGCAGTTCATCGGCGAGTCCGACCAGACCTTCGGCGCATCGCAGGCGGTGGCCAGCGCGATCCAGCTCGTCGCGCAGAACCTGGACCTACTGGCGGAAGTGACCCTCGCAGCTGCCGTGGTCTACGGCGCCCGCTTCCTGCCGGCGCTGCTGCCCTCGGTGGCCACGCTGAAGGCGGTGTCAGCCGCGATGGTGATCGCCACCACCAGCGCCAGTGGCTTCGCGATCGCAAGTCGCACGATCGGCGCAAGCCTGCTCACCCTGGTCGGCGGCCCTGTGGGCGTGGCTGTGCTCGCAATCGGCGGCCTGGCGCTGGGAATCAAGGCAGCGATGGATGCCGAAGAGGCGCGCGATGCCGCGTTCAAGGCCGGCGTCGACTCGGTGGAGCAGTCGACGGAACGTGTGCGCGAACTCAACGGCCAGTGGCAGCAGTACTCGTCGCTGCGCCGGCCGGATGTGGCCACGTCGATCGCAGCGTTCGCGCGCGAATCGGAAGAGATCCGCGCGAACCGGATCGAGCTGGAGCGGCTGACCGAGACCTATCGCGACCTGATCAACAACGCGGGCCTCGTCGCAGGCGACGTGAACAGCACGGAGACCGCCCAGCGTTGGCGGGAGCTGACCGAGCGCATTGCCGAGCATGACCAGCAAAGCGCGCGCCTCGCCGACACCTTGCGCCAGCAGCTTGCCCCTGAGCTGGATGCACTGCAGGCATCGATTGATCGCCTGGCCGACTCCGATGGGGTCAGCTCTGCTCTGGACGGCATCGCCGAGGCCTATGGCGCGTTGCTGGGCCTTTCGAGCCGGATCGCAGCGGACGCCAAGTTCGACGACCTGTACCAACAGATCACCGAGGGCTCCGAAGCCGCGTCGACGGCGCTGGAGAAGGCCCAGCTCGGCGTGGTGGGCTATGCGCAAAAGCTGGCCTCTGAGTTCGTCACCACCGGCGTAGCCACGGGCCGCAGCCGATCGGAGGTCGAAGCGCTTGGCGCCGAGTACGTGCGCCTGGTCGAGCAGCTGGAGGCCACTCGCACCGCGCAGCAGCGCGCAGCCAACGAGACGCGCCGCGCCACCACTGAGGCAGCCAAGGCGCAACGCGAGCTGGAGCAGGCGAACCGTCGCTCGGCGCAGGCCAGCACTGAACTCTCCAAGATCCTCGACCGACAGGCCATCGCGCTAGGCGGCCCCGGCGTGGCGGCAGCCATCGCGTACCGCGATGAGCTGACGCAGCTGCTCGATATCGAGCGGACCCTGGCAGCGACCAATAGCCTCTCTGCCGAGGCTGTGGCGGGGCTTGCGCAGGCCCGCGACAACGCAGCAAGGGAGTTCACGAAGAACCTCGAGGACGCCGTCGAGCAGAGCCAGGAGGCCACGCGCTCGGTTGAAGACGTGCTGGCAGACCTCGCCGACACGCCGCTGAACCGCCTGCTGCAGGACATCGAGCTTGTTGGCGATGCGCTTGAGCTGGCGCTGGCGGGCAAGGGGACGCAGTCGGTCGAGGAGCTGCGAGCAGCGATGGCTGAGCTGCAGGGCTACCTTGATGAGATGCGCGGCTCGCTCGGTGCCGGCATCGTGGAGGCGACTTCCGAGGCACTTCGCGGCATGCAGTCGCTCACCAAGAACGGCAGCGATGCCTTCAAGGCGATGCAGGTGGCCATCGACGCGTTGGCGCTCGTGCAGGGCATTTCGGCGATTCTCAACCAGGGCACGGGTGACCCGTACTCCGCACCGGTCCGCATGGCGGCTATGGCAGCGGCGATCGCGCCTCTCATCGCGAATCTGGCCGGCAGCATCGGCGCCTTCGGTGGATCGAGCGGCTTCACCGATACGGCGCGTATCCGCCAGGAGAGGCAGGGCACCGGCACGGTCCTGGGCGACGAAGCGGCCAAGTCGGAGTCGATCCTCAACGCGACGGAAATCACCGCCGACGCGACGTCGGAACTGGTGGGCATCAACCGCGGCATGCTGCGCGCTCTGCAGCAACTGCAGAGCGGCATTGACTCGGCGGGCGGCATGCTGGCGCGAGGCGCAGGCGCAGTTGAGTTCAGCTGGCCGCGCGACACCGAGCTCAATGAGGTCGGCTGGGGGCGCTTCTTGTCCCGCTTGGGCGACCCGATCTTTGGCACCGGACTGCTGGGGCGCTTCCTCGGTGGCTCTTCGCGCGTCACGGATCAGGGCTTGGCGCTTGGCGGCGGCAGCCTGGGGAACATCGACGTACGCGCCTACGAAGAGCAGCAGTACCGCAGCTGGAGATTCGGCAGTCGCCGGACGCGCGAGCAGTTCGCACCCGTCGGGGAAGAGTTCGAGAACCAGTTCCAGCTGATCATCAACTCGCTGGTCGAGACGGTGCGCCAGGGCGCGCTTGCTCTCGGCATGCTGCCCGAAGACATCGAGGACGCGCTGGAGCGCTTCCGCTTGGAGGAGATCCGAATCTCCCTCAAGGACCTGACACCCGAGGAGAAGCAGGCGGAAATTCTCGCGGTCTTCAGCTCGATCTTCGACAACCTCGCGGGTGACGTAGTCCCCTATGTATCGCAGTTCCAAAGGCTGGGCGAAGGCTTGGGCGAGACGCTGGTCCGCGTGGCGACAGGCGTCCAGGTCACACGCGAAGCGCTTGATCGCCTCGGCTTCTCGTTGGACGCGGCCAGTCCGGAGCAATTCGCGCAGATCAGCGAGGGCCTCATCGAGCTGAGTGGCGGTATCGAAGAGTTCCTCTCGGGCATGGCGTCCTTCATGGACAACTTTGCCCCCGAAGGCCGCAAGTTCGAGCTGCTACAGAGCGACCTCACCCGGGCGCTCACTGAGGCTGGCCTGGCTTTGCCTGCGACCCGCGAGGGCATGTGGGCGCTTATGCAGAGCCTCGATGCGACGACGGAGAGCGGCCGCGAGCAGATTGCGACGCTGCTGCGGCTGTCGGGCACGGCGGATGCCTACTACACGCTGCTCGAAGACCGGCAGGAGAGTGCGGCCGAGGCGCTCGAAGCGCAGCTTCAGGCTGCCCAGGACTATCGGAACCTGGTCGCGGAGCTGAGCGACGAGCTGACCTCGGCAGGCATGAGCGACTTCGCGCGCGAGATGCGCGATATCGACCGCTGGGCGGCTGACGCCCGCGAGGCCCTTCACGAGGCGGCCCGGGCTGCTGGCATGCAGGCCGCTGCGGAAGAGGACCTGGCGCTCGTGCACCAGATCGCCTCGCAGCGCGCGGCCGCGGCGATCGCTCGCCTGCGGCAGGCGGCGGCCGACCTCGTCCAGGATCTGTATGGCTCGCCGCTCGACGATATCGACGCGCAGATCCGCGAGATTGAGGAAGCCCAGCGCGCCAGCACCGACAGCCAGATCGGCAGCATCTCGGAAGTCGGCGACGCCGCACGTGGCGTCTACCAGGCGCAGCTGTCAGCGCTGCAGAACATCCGCGCCTGGCTGGACAGCCAGCTGCTGGGCGACACCTCAAGCCTTACGCCTGAGCAGCGCCTGGCCGAGGCACGTCGACAGTTCGACGAAGCCGTCGCGGCCGCTCAAGGCGGTGACGTCGACGCATTGCAGCGGGTCACTCAGCTGGCTGACCTGCTGCTGCGCGAGGAGCGCGACTTCAGCGCCAGCGGGCAGCAATTCACGGACACGGAAGCCTATATCCGGGCGCGGATGCAGGGCCTGCTGGGGCTGCAGCTCACAGACCCGGGCACCGGCAGCACGGGCGGCGGCGCTGTAGGCGCTGGCCTTGGCGCGCCCTACGTCTCTCCGGAGCTACAGGCGCTCTACGAACAGCGCGATGCGCTGCTCGATGAGCAGTTGGCGGCGCAGCGCGAGGAAATGGTCCGCGAGCTGGGTCTGATGGTGCGCGAGTTGATCGAGCGCACCGGCGAGCCTCTGGCAGAGGTCGCGCAAACCATCGGGCTGAACCTCACCGCGTTGGCTGCTGACCTGGGCATCAACCTGGAAGAGCTGAGCGCGGAGACGGCCGTCAGCTTGACTGCCCTGGCGCGGCAGCTGGGGGGCGATGTTGCCGAGCTGGCCACCAACGTTGGCATCGAGCTGGGCGACCTCGCGGACCGGCAGTCGTTGCTCAACCAGGCGCTGGATCAGACCCTGCAATCGATCCCTGAGGAGTTCCGCACCCAGCTGGCAGCACCGCTCGATGCCATCCGGACTGCCACCACGGATGCCGATGCAACCGCGGCTGTCGAAGACGCGGAAAGGGCAATCAGCGCCATGCCTCCGGCGATCCGCGACATGCTCGCGCCGTTCTTCGCCGGCATCGCGCCGCCTCCAGTGATCAGTGAGCTGAGCACCCTGCGGGACATCAACGCGACGGCGACGGCGCAGCTCGTCGAACTGGGCGCCATCCGCCTTGCGATCGAGGCGATCGGCCGCCGCAATCTGCCCGAGGGCGTTGGCGGCCTCGATAGCTTCGACGTTGGCACTGCCTTCGTGCCGCGCACCGGCCCGGCACTGATTCACCGCGGTGAAACCATCCTGCCCGCCGCGGTGGCGGACTTTGCTCGTCGCTCTGGCCTGACGCTGGGGCCGGCGGGCGGCGACTCGGCCGCCGTGGTGGCAGAGCTGCGCGCTCTGCGCGAAGAGAACAGCCGCGGCCAGCGCGCGCTGGAGACACGCCTCCAAGATCTGGAACGTGCGCAGCGCGAAGGCACGCGGGAGCTGACGGACGAGCAGCGCCGGGCCTACGACCGCATGATGATGGGAGCTTGAGGTGACGTTCGCGACGCAGGGCCTTCCGCGCGTGCTGGTCGAGCTGGAAACCGGCTCCGGCAGCCGTTGGTATTCGGATGGCCGGTACATCGATCCGTCTGCGGGCGTCTACGCACAGGCGAGGCTGCCTGGCGGTCGCGGGATCGCGTTTGAGCGGCGGGCAAACACGGTCTACTGGTCGAAGGGTGGACGCGCGACCGCAGGTGTCGGCGCGATCGAGCTGATCAACACGGACGGCGCGCTCGACGAACTGCTCAGTCTGTCGCTGCGCGGGCGCGTGGTTCGCATTCGGCTCGGGACGGAGGCCACGACGGTCGCGGCGATGCCGATCGTCGCGCGCGCCATCGTCGAGCGTCCGGAGAGCGTTGGTGAGTCGGCTGTGCGCTTGGTGCTTGGCGATGCGACTCGCGAGCTGGAGGTGCCCCTGCAGGAGACGACCATCCCATCAGGGCCACTGGCTGGCACGCCGTATCCGGTCACGCTCGGCCATTGCCTCGGCATTCCTGCGCTATCGACCGAGCCGACGCTGCTCCGGTTCGGCATCCATGATTCCGCCGTCGCGGGATCAGGCCTCACCGCAGTCACGGAGGTTCGCGACTCGGGCGTGCTGCTGACCGCTGGAACCCAGTGGGCCGATCACAACATCGCGCCCACCTTCGGTTTCCGGCTTCTCCAGTCGAGCGCGGGGCGAATCACCTGCACGGCGTTCGGCCCCGGCCCTGGTTCGGGCCTGGACAACGGGCGCTTGCCCCGCATCGTCGCCTACCTGCTGCAGACGCGGCGAGGCTGGTCGAGCGCTCGGATTGATCTGGCTGGCATCGACGCGCTCAGCACGTCCCTCGGACTTCCGCTCATGGGGCGCTGGTGTTCCCAGGCAGAGACCTACGCGCAGGTGCTCGATGAGCTGGCCGACACCATCGGCGGCTGGTGGAGCATCGGCACCGACGGCGTGCTTCGGATGCAGCCGCTGCGGCTGCCGAGCGGCTCGCCGGTGCTGGAGATCAACCGCTCGCGCCTAGACGGCCCTGTACAGGTCGAGTTCGACTCCGCACCTGGTCTGTCGTCGATCGTCTGCGGCGCCCGCAACTGGCACGTGCTGACGTCTTCCGAGCAGGCGGGCAGCGTTCGCCATACCAACGCCGGTGTCGAGCAGTCGCGCGACTTCAGGTTCCGCGTGCCGTTCTCTGTGGCCAGTGACTACGCGCGCGCTCGCGCCATTGGAGCGCTCCAGCGAGCCGATAGCCCGCTCGCGGGCATGCCGACGCTATTCACCACTATCGCTGGCACCACGGACGAGGCGAGCCGCCGCGGGACGCTCTGGGCAACAGCCAAGTGGTGGTACCGCGTGCCCGTGCTGCTCGATGCGTTGACCGCAGCAACGCTGCCGCTGGGCTCGGTGGTGCGCCTCACCCTGCCGCGCTTCGGGCTGGCCGCAGGCCGCCTGCTGAATGTCATCGGCGTGAAGGGCGAACTCGGCAGCCGGCGGGTGACGCTCGATCTTTGGGGCGAAGGCCCGAGCTTGGTTGGAGGAGACAAGGGATGAGCGGTGGCATCGCGTACGAAAACTGGGTGACCCCCACAGCCACGGCCCTGAACGCGACCGGCACGAGCAACGTGATCGGCAGCATCGCGAACCTGCGCTCTCCCCAGCTCAGCGACGTGTGGGGCAGCTCGAACAATACCGGCGGACTGATTCAGCTGGTCGCGTTCTGGAACGACAGCCGGCCGCTCTCGGCGATGGGGCTGCTCGACTTCCGATTCACCACGCTCTCAAACGTCCGCTTCCGCTTCGGCTATCTCAACGCGGCGGGCTCGAACGTCTACTTCGACACGATCGTCCGCGCCCCACAGGCCTATCCGGATGGCTTCCTGCGACACGACATGCTGATCCTGCCTGCGCCGGTGACTGCGCGCGGCGCGTTCATCGACATCAGCGCGGTCAGCGGAGGACTCGGCGCGTTCTCGATCGGCCGCATGTGGGCCGGCCCGTTCTGGCGACCGTCGACCGCGATCCTGCGGCCGTGGCGCGCAGGCGTTATGGACCCTGGGCAGATGGCCATCTCCCGGGGCCGACAGGGCTACGAATCGCTTGAGCAGAAGGCACGGACCTTGGAGCTGCGCTACGGCGCGGCCCCGCTCGGCGACTGCATCGGCACGGGCGACAACTCGGTCATGGACCTGCAGCAGCTCGCTATGCGCATCGGCACCACGCGGCACGTCTTCGCGACGCCACGGACGGACGCCCACTCAATGCACCGGCTGGGCTTCTACGGCCACTGCACCGAGGGCCTGCAGCTCGAACACGCCGGCGGCGACCAGCTGACGGCAGGCATGCGCTTCGTCGAGCTGATGTAGCGACGCGCAGAAACAGAGCGGCTGGACGGCGTTGGCGCGCCGCCCAGCCCTCGAAATCCCACGTCTTCGCCGTGGAAATCCGAGCAAGGCTCCGTCCCCCTCGCGAGGGATGCGCAGGCTCGGTCAATCCCCTCTCACAGGCTGAGACATGAGCAAATCCATCATCCCCTGGCCAGGCGGCAAACGCCGTCTGCTGCCGACCCTCCTACCGATGCTGGAGGAGGTATCCCACAAGTGCTACTGCGAGCCCTTCGCGGGCGGCGCTGCCGTCCTCTTCGCCCGTGAGCCGGCATCGATCGAGGTGCTCAACGACATCGATGGCGAGCTGGTGCGCCTCTACCGCGTGGTTGCCGCCCACCTCGACGAGTTCATGCGGCAGTTTCGTTGGTCGCTGGTCAGCCGGGAGATGTACCGGTGGGCGCAGATGCGGCACCCGGACACCCTCACCGATATCCAACGCGCGGCTAGGTTCTGGTACCTGCAGAAGCTCGGCTTCGGCGGCAAGGTGCAGGGGCGCTCCCTGGGCGTGGGGCCGACCGCGGCGAAGCGGATCAACCTCCTGCGGCTGGAGGAGGAGCTGTCTGCGGCGCACCTACGCCTGCACCGGGTCACCATTGAGCACCTGCCGTGGCAGGCCTGCGTGAGCCGCTACGATCGCCCCACGACGCTGTTCCTGCTCGACCCGCCGTATTGGGAAACCGAGGGCTACGGCGTCGACTTCGGCTGGGAGCAATACGAGGCCTTGGCCGACGTGCTGCGCACGCTCAAGGGGCACGCGATCCTGACCATCAACGACCACCCGCGCATCCGCAAGCTGTTCGATTGGTTGCCCCACGAGTTGGTCCCAATCCGCTACACCATCGGCGGCGGCGACGGCCCTGATCGGCGCGAAGTCATCTATCGAACTTGGTCGCGCTGACCGCTTGCTATCGTTCATGGGTAGAGCGTTACTGGACTCCCGACGACGGAGACCGACCATGACCCAAGCCGCCCGCACCGCAATCCAAGCCGCCCGCCTCCCGGGCATCACCTTCGATGAGGCCTCGCTGCTCCAGGTCGCCTCGACCACCTTCCTGCTGGCGGTAGCCCGCGGCCAGGTCGACCTCAACGCCCTGGCCAGGCACGAACTGGCCTGCCGGGGCTTGGACAAGGACGGCATTTGGGTTGGCGACGACGCCGCCCACCGGATCTGGTCCGCCGCGGATTGACCCTCAACCAGCGGCACCTTGATCGAGGCGGCCTAGGGCGACCCGGCCGCCTCTTTCGTTCGTCAGCCCCTCACGGGCTGCAAACTTGTTGCGGCTCCCGCAACTTCGAGGCGCGGCATTTATCGCGCACAATGGGGCGGATTTATCGAGCGCCGCTACAGCGGGCGGCCGTGAGCTGAGCTGGGCCGCTCAATCTTCCGGCGTCTCGAAGCCGTTGCCGAACAGACGGAGTGGCAGGCTGCCCGCATTCGCGCTGTTGTTGGCGGGGTCGAGTTCCCGGCTGAAACCGGCCGGGTCCAGGCTCAAGTTGGCGCTTGCTGTGATGGACGCCGCCGGCACGGCGCCGACGCTGCCGCTCAGCTGGATCTGCAGGCTGGCACCGGGACCCAGCGCTGCGATCTGCAGGTCGATCGCGCCGCTGCCGCTCGCGGCCGGACAGCCAGCACCGGTGCAGGTCCAGGCCGGACTGAGCAGGCCTGCCGGCGCTGGCGCCTGCAGGCGCAGTGCATAGGCGACATCCGGCCCCGGGTTCTGCACGTCGATGCGGAAGCGCAGGCTGTCGTCCGGCAGGTAGAGCGGGTCTAGCGCGAGCACGCCCACGGCCGGATCGGCCGGCGAGAGCAGGCGCAGGCCGTCACTGTCGCTGCTGTTGCCGAAGTCCGCATTGGCCGAGGTGAAGCGCGCGGTGATCACGTAGTCACCCACGGCAGCGCCAGGCCCGAACGTGATGCTGCAGCTCTGCACCCCCTCGACGCTGACCGGCGCGCTGCAGGCCAGCGTGCTCGCACCATTGACCGCGGTGACCGAGTAGGTGCCCGAGGGCGCGCCGCCCTCTTCCTCGATGACGTCGAGCAGGGCGTCGAAGACCACGCTCACCCCGCGATCGCGCGGGCTGGCGACCGGGCCCAGGGCGAGCGCGGTGCGGAAGGGCGGCTGGATCACCAGCGTGTAGCCTCGGCTCTCGCTGAAGGGGCCACCGAGCGCCGCGCTGCTGCTGTCGCTGACCGCGACCGTGAAGCTGAAGCTGCCGAATTCGGTCGGGGTGCCCGCGAGCAGGCCATTGCCGCCGAGCGTCATGCCGGCCGGCAGCGTGCCGGCGGTGCGGCTGAAGACGAGCGGCAGGGTGGCGCCAGTGGCGGCCGTATCGAAAAGCTGGCTGTAGGCCACCCCGATCTGGCCGTCCGCCAGGCTGGCGGGCTGCAGGCGCAGGTCGGGCTTCACCTGCACGCTGCCCGTGCCGAAACTCTCGGCGAAGCCGGGCGCGCCGTTGTAGCGGGCGCGCAGGACGCGCGGCCCTACGGCGGTCGCACTCAAGCTGCAGCTCCCGGCGCCCGCGCTGAGGGTCGCACTGCAGCTGTTGCCCTGGTCGTCGCGGATCAGGACGTCGCCGCCCGGCGTCCCGCTTGACGCCGACAGCGCCACACCCACGGTATACGCCTCGCCGATCCGGACCGGCGAGCCGGGCAGCTGGGTGAACTGCAGGCTGGTACTGCGGTTCTCGAAGGCGTAGGCAGCGCCGGCATACGTGGCTGCGCCATTGGAGGCGCCCGGTGCGCCGGAGACGGCAAAGTCTGCGGACTGCGAGACCGAGAACCCGAGCTGGGCCTCCTGCTCGCCATCCGGGGCGAGCATGCGCTGACTGAGCGACCAGCTGCCGCCTTCGAACAGGTAGGTCTCGAGGCTGCCCTGGAAGAGGTTCTCGCCAAGGGTGTCGCCGGCGAGCCCCACCAGTAGCCGCGAGCCACGCAGCGACAGCGCGTAGCCGAACTGTGCCGTGTCCGATCCTGCGCTGCTGCGCAAGGCTCCGGCCGGCGCCCAGCTCGCTCCGCTGCGCAGGAAGGTCTGGACCACGCCGCCGCCAGAGCCCGACACCGCAGGCGCATAGGGCGAGGCGGCCGCGGCGAGATTGCCGCTGACCGCCACCGCGGAACCGAAGCCTTCACCCGCCTGTGCGCCGGCGCGGCTCCAGCGCGCCTGCTGGGTCCAGCTGCTTCCGCTGCGAAGGTAGGCATAGGCCACGCCCTGGCCACTGACGCTGTCCGTCTTGCCGGGCGCGCCGACGACCAGGGTGTCGGCGTCGATCGCCACGGCCTGGCCGAAGCGGTCATTGGCTGCGGCGTCCGCCGCTGTGATGCGCTGCGACTGCGTCCATGCGCCGCCCGAGAGGGTGAACAGGTAGACCACGCCGCGGCCGCCGCCGTTGCCGGGCGCGGAGGCCGCCAGCGTGCTGCCATCGAAGTCGAGGGCGGCGCCGAATCGCGCACCCTGGGCAGGGTCGGAGGGCAGCAGCTTGGCCTGTTGAGTCCAGGTGCCACCGCTGCGCTGGAACAGATAGACCGCCCCGCGCGCGGACTGGTGGTCCGGCGCGCCCACGGCTGCCCAGTCCCCCGAGAGCGCCACTGCCTCGCCGAAATAGTCGAAGTTCACGCCGTCGGATGCCGCCAGCTTGGCCTGCTGTGACCACTGGGTTCCGTCGAAGCGCTGCACGTAGGCCGCCCCGGGGGTCAGGGTGACGCCGGTGAACTCGTAGGGCATGCCGATCAGCACGCTGTCGCCGGATGCTGAAATGCTCCAGCCGTAGTAGCTCTCACGGCGCGGGTCGGCCTGGTCGATGCGAACGCCGGGCAGATAGCTCTGCGGTGACGCCGGGCCTCCCGCAGACACGGGAACGGAACACACAGTCGAAACAGTGAACAGGCCGAACAGGGCAAGAACGCGCAT